AAGTTACACCAATCTCATCTTTTGCTTCTGGTGCTGTTCTGAATGTTAACTGATGAGTACTGTTACTAGCAGAGCCGGAACTAAAATAGTAATCAAACCCACTTCTAATATTTGAATGAGATGCTGTGCTTGCTCCGTCTGCCGATAATTCAAATCCGTTTTTTACAACTGTTATACCAGTTGCACCAAACGCACCAGAGCCTTGTAAATCAGTAAATACAGTCTCGCCTGTAACAAAAACAGTGTCACCTGATGTTGCGTTTGCTTGTTGATAACTTGTAGGGAACCAAGTAAATGTTACTGCACCATTAAAGAAGTTTCTGTTGTATCTTCTATGAGGTACTTTGAATTGAATAATATTATCTGTAACTAAATCTGTAGCAGTAGTTTTTGCACTTAAAACATTTTCAAACTTTGCAGTTTTATTATAAGAATCTGTAGTTACACTGGTGTCTGCACCAATGTAAATTTGTCTACTATCAGTTGCAAAACCAATTTCACCTGGTCGTAAAGGTTTAGGAAGATCTTGTTTTAATCCTCGTCTATTTTGTATCCTTGTAATAATTGTTTTGTCGTTTTCTGCCACTACTGAGTCTCCTAACTTAGTAGTATTTATCACTTTTAGGAATTACTTTGAATAATAATCTGCTAGTCTATTGGCCCACTTATTGCAATAGTGATCAAATTCGTCACCCTGTATAACAAATTCAGCGAAATTAGCATCTCGATCAACCATTAAGATAGCAACTTTTTTAATTTTGCTTTCAAACATTTCATTATGTGCAAGTGCATAAGCACAACCTTGTAAAAAGTAGTCTTCGATCCATTCTCGTTTTTTGAGTTTCTTTGCTGTTTTGAAATCAATAATTGCTTCTTCGCCTTCGTGTAAGCCGATGGCATCACTTGTACCTGCATAAAGACCATGTGCAATAAGCCCAACCTCTACTCCGTACAGTTCATTTACTTTAGAAAAGCCTACATTTATCATTTCTTCTGTCATACTTCTTGCAAGTATGCTAATATGATTGTTTCCAAATGTGTCCCATTCTTCACCTAAAATATATTTTTCTAATGCACCATGAACTTTGGTTCCTAGTCCTGCTGATTCTGTACTTATACGAGTTGCTTCTGCTTCGCCTATTCTTTTTCGCCATTCAATAAGAGCAGTTTTGTCACCTGTGTCACTTAAAATAGTGGTAACACTAGGTACAGGATTATTGTCCTCTCCTACATATTGTCTGCCTTGTTTAGTTTGGATACGCCTTAATTCAGGATATTGATATTTAGATGTTAACATGTATAAAATACTTCATAGTTGTTACCAACTTATGTTCCATTGTAAGTGGTTAGTTTGACCTGGGTCACTAACTATACTTACCCCGTAACCTAAATCTGTGAAGTATTTTTTGACATAATTTAATTGATCAAGTTTTGTTCCGTCTGACACAATTGAATTCCAAACATTGTAATATACATTACTGTTTGTCATTGTTGTATTGTTTACATTTGCATATAGTACACCAGCATCTACATTGGCAAAAACAGCATTTTCTATGGCTGTTACTTCGTTATGTATTATAGTATTATTTCTAGTACTGCTTCTTGCTGTGGTTGCATTTATAAATATACCTGGCATTATTGTGGTAACTCCGCATTTATATCTTGCATGGCTTGGTTGCCCGCCATTGCACCAACATCAACACTTGGTTCTGCATCTGTGTCTATGTCTGCTGGAAGTTCATCCATTGGTACAATTTTATCTCTATCTACACTACTAGCAAATCCACTTTTATCAACTGCTTGAATAACTTCGTCAGTGGTTGTAATAAATCCTGATTTTGCTAATAGATTTTTGAATTCTTCTGTTGGTATTTCGCCTCGGTCTTCTGCCGCTAGTCTAACCAACAGATCCTGTACTGCAACAATTAAGTCGCTGAAGTAACTTTCTTTGACAACGACTTCGTTTATGAGCATGTTACACCTCTACTGGTGCTCTACCTAGTGGCTCTTCCTCTGGACCAGCCGCGGCAGGCTCGTTAACATCTACTGCAGGCATATCGTCTACAACTGCATCTGCTGGACTAGGTTCAGCCATAACATCGCCTGTATCACCTAAACCCATTTCGCTACCTGCCATTGGTTCGCCTGTGATTTCACCAACCAATGCATTAATACCTTCTTTACCTGTTTTAGCACCTTGAAGCGCCGCTTGTAAAACTTGGTCTGCTGAATCTTTAAACTGTTGAGCTCTTTGTGCGCCAAACTCATGAATCATTTGATCAGCAATAGCAGGAATATCTTCATTTACCATTCTGCCCAATCTTTCAACTTGGTCTTGAATGTCGTCTGCTAATGCTCTAACAGCCATTACAACTTCTGCTTCTTCAACACTAGTACCTTCAAGTTCTTCGTTTAGTAAATCATCAATTATATCATTAAACATGCTTTCGTTTTTCTTTTCGTCTTTAGTATCGCCAGTAACTTTAAATGTTTTACCGTCTACTTCAAACTCATCATCACCTGCGGCAATTGCCTTTCTTCTTGCATCTACAAATGCATTTGCTTCTTTAATTTTAGCACCAAAGAATTTAATACCTTTAACCAAGTTATCACCATCTAAGCCGTTTAAGAATCCAACAACTGCATCTCTGCTTTTACCAGTTACGGTAGCAAAACTTTCTAACATTTCTTCTATGGCATCGTAACTGCTTGTGTCAACAAGTTCTACACCACACTCTTTCGCTAGTTCGCCTAAAAGTTGTTCGTTAAGATCTGTTTCAGGGGTAACAACTTCTTCTTCAATTGCTTCGCCCATTCCCATACCACACTCATCCATGTACTCTTTTGCCGCTTTAATAACTATAGGAAGAACATATTCGTCATCAAACGCAAATCGATTATCCATTCTGTATCTATTCATACACTCGCCACATGCTTCGTCCATTGTGTAACCACTATCCATAAGTTTTCTTACACTTGCCATAAGCATTTCTTTCATTTCGTTATGGGCTGGCGATTCTGCATATATGCCTTCGTTAAGCATAGTTTCTACAATATCTTTAATTCCTAAATATTTTGCATACTCAGGATGTAGATGAAAGTGTCTATCTGACCCTTTAATTTTGATAAGTGCTAGTTCTGATTTTTCTTTGATGGCTTGCAATTTTTCTTTTTTTGGAAAATTATATGCAACACCAACACCAAACTCTTCTTTTAAGAATTTGTTAATCTTACTAACCTTTTCGATCTTTGTTTGATTAAATTCTTTTAAAAACATGATATTCTTCCTAATATAAAAGTATTATACTCTTATTTATCATCGGAAGAAGGATTTTAATTTAGAAATTTGCTAAAGTATCTCTGACACACCGTAGGTATGCAAGAGTCATGTCCAATCTTGCTTCAACTATTTCGAATTTTTCTGGATCTTTAGTTGTTTTTAAAGTGTGTTTATAAAAAATTGCATCATTATAATGTTTATAATAAGAATCTATATAAGCAGTTAATCTTTTAATTTTTTCTGGATTCACTTTTTTAAATTTGTGTATATCGTTAGCAAGATTTTTTGCTGGTTTAGCAAAAGGAACATCACTAATTAGAATTTTTTTAGAAATGTAATGTATAACAGAATAAGATTCGCCATCTTTTTTAACTACATAAATAGGCTTTTTAGAAACATTAGATGTAATATTTTCTAGTTTTTCTAAAACTGCTTTTTTATTTTTGGTAGGAATGTTCATACTACTATTTATAAAAATAGTATTTTAAAGGATATCTGAATAGGTTTTGAAACCTATGCAGTTATTCTTTCGAACTTTTTTGATTAAATTCTTTTGAAATAATTCTTCTGCAACATATAGATCTCGTTCATCTAATGAATTGCAAGGAACAAAACCATCTGCTTGTATCATTGTGATGATTTTAGATTCTGGTCTAGATATAATACTGATTTGATTATTTTTGCCTTTTAAAACTCTCATCATTAACCACCGGCATGCATTGCGGCCATATGCTTTTTGTACTTTTTGGTGCCTTTTTTATGTGGACTTTTGCCTTCGTCTATTGCTATTGGTGTGAAGTCTTGCATTACATCTTCTATAGAGCCTTCACCATGATCTACTATTTTGCCCTGTGGATCTAATAATACCCAAGCATTGTCGTCATCGTTATAGCCTTCTTCTCTGGCATTTATAACATAACCATTGCTGAGTTCAATAGGCGTGTCACCGTATTCCCATGAACTGATAGCATCTAATACTTCTTCATGTGGTAGTCGAGGATAGATGACCCCACCAAAGTTCCCTTGGGTTACATCCTCTTCCACATCTTTTCCTTTAGCTCGTTGATCATCAACCCAATCTTCATATTTTCGAGCACTTTGTACTTTATCTGAATCTGGGGCATAGCCCATTGCAATTAATTCTTCTGAACTTTTGTTAGGTTTTTCAGGTCGTATGCCTTCTGTTTTCTTTTTCTTTTTAGGAAACACAGATGGATTTTTGCGTTTGATCATTTTGCCCATTGGCATGGCAACACCTGCTATTGCGCCTGCCATTGTTTCGTTTATAATATCTTTAATAAGCATAATACTATTTATTCCTTCCGGCCTTCATATTGGCACACCAGTGATACATTTTGCCCTTCTCACCTGAATACTTTTTGGCTTTAGCTCGTAAATCTGTAACTGAACCCTTGCAACTGGCTCCTGCTTTTTTAACTCTGCCAGGACGACTTTTGCCTTTCACTTTACCGTCAGCAAAGTTTTCGTCATAGATACTTTTCTTTGGCAACTTTTTTAAATCTTTTTCTCTCTGCTTTAAGTCTGCATCTATACCTTTCATAAGAGCGTTTAGATCTTGTGCGGCTTCAATAGTTTCATATATGCCTTTACCGTAACCATAGTTTTTCTTTTTCTTTTTCTTTTTAGGTTTAGCACCTGGCATATAAGTTCCTATGCCTACAAATCCACTACCAACAGAAGCACTTGTAGTAGGAGCAGAGTCAGAGGAACCAGTGTCGCCACTGTCTGCAGACCCTCCGTCTCCGCTTGAACTTGTTGAACCGCCATCAGCACCAGCACTTGCGCCAGCACCAGAGCCACCTGCTCCAGCACCACCACCTGCGCCACCTCCGCCACCGGCTTCAGCGTCTAACCTCTGCTTGATTTTATCTTGCAGTTTTGCTTTTAATGTATCTTTTACATCTGTATTACTAGCAGTGTGAGCAAAGTGTTTCATTAATTCTTCTATACTAGCATCGACTCTAATTGCAGGTACTCGTTTGATTCCTAAAACATGGGCCGCATCATATCTATGATGTCCGTTAACTAGATAGTTGTTTTTATCAAGTATAAACGGTCTGTCTTCATTGTTTAAAAATACATCTTCTGCTTTTTTTGACAAGCCATCTACTCGTTGACTTTGTACAGGTTTAATTTTTTCTATACTAATTTTGCCTTCTTTATATTCAAACGGCGAATCGTCTAAATGATTTCTGCGTATTTGAGGCAATTTGTTTCTATCAAAATGTTTGTCAGAAATTTTTCTTTCGTAATCTTCTTCTACAACCTCTCTCAATCTAATAACACCACAGCCAACCCTTTTGCCTGCGTTACCTGTTTTTAAACTTTCTTCATCTCCGCCTTTGCCTAAGTCATCTTCATCTGCGTGGACAACTATTGCTCTTCCTACTATATCAGAAAGTTCTACCCTATGTGCCTTGAGTTGAAATCTTGCTATGCCTTGTTTATCTGCTGTAATATTACCTAAGTCACCCACATGTCCTTGTTCTAAACTGCCATGTTCTACACCGTCTGGATTATAATGAGCACCTGCTGATTCACAGCCGTTGCTTAAATCACCAAACTCGTGTATGTGAAAGCCATGTTTGCCTGGAGTTAAGCCTTTTACTATGCCTTTTATTATTGTGGGTTGGCCGGGTTTTTGTTTGAATCTAATCACACCTTCAACACCTTCATCAGTGTGTTCTAGTGTACAAATTGCTTTTACAGTTTCTTCTGCTTCGCTTAATCTCTGCAAACTTTCGCACTGACAGCCTCTTGATCGAGTTCTTGGACATTTTTCGATTTTTTTCAAATCTTTTAATTTCATTATTTTAATAGTCCTGCTGTAATACTATGGCCTGCAGTTTGTTGTGTATCAGTTAAACTGATATCTTTTGCTGTTACAAGGTACCCTTTACTCATTTTTTCATAAAAATCTTTTACATCTGATACTGTGGTAATTGCTTTGTTTGCTTTATTCATATACAAAATAGTATCGTGCAATTTGGTATTATCATCGTTGCTGTATTGATAACTGGTAAATTGTAGTGCTTGAATTAATTGTCCTAGAGGGCCACCTTTAAGTTGTCCTCTGTAATATGTACCTTTTAATAAACGATCGTATGCATCTTTCTTTCCGAATGCTATACCAATTTGTTTTTTAACTTCTGCTAAGTGATCGTCATATGCTATGTCTTTGTTAAATGTACAAAGTGCAAATATTTCTGCAATGTCTTTTACTTGCTCATCATTTAAATTTAAATGTTTAAAGTATGGGTTCCACACATCGTCAATCTGCTTTTTACTTAATGCAGGCATATTAAAGGTCTTAGGATTAAATTTATAGTCACTAAATGTGTTAGAAGTAACCCATGTAGAATATGTTTTTTTGAAATCAATATTTTGAGTTTTAAAATATTTTATTAAAGCATTCTGTAAATTTGCTCCTGCACCACTGCCTTTCTCAAGTCGTTTGCTGTTAAATTTACCCCCAGATTTTGTGCCGTCTGATCCGCCATAACTACCAGACTTAATTTCTACTTCTTTACCGTCTACTAGTAAGTCTCCTCGTTTGCCCTTTTCTGCAGGAGCACATAATAACAATAATGCTAATTCACCTGGGCCTACATTACCACTAGTTGTGTTTTCTGCAGTTTGTTTCATTATACCTGCATCATCTAGTGATTTATAAAATTTAAAATATCTTTCTTTGCCTTTTTCTTTTGCAACTTTTTCTACAATATCATCCATACTGGCAATAGGCATACCACCTTTTGCACCTACAGCAATAACATCTTCCATTCTTAAAATATTACCGTTAGCCGCATCTGTTAAAAATTCTATAACAAATTCTCGGTTTCTAATATCTGCATTATCTGATTGTTGTGCCGCAGTATCTTTAACGCCATCACCATCTTTATCATCAAACTCGGGATCTGTAAAATACTTTCTTAGTACATTAATAACACCTTCGATTGCGGCTTTTTCTGTAACTGCTTTTTTCGCATCTTTCTGATTGAGTTTTCTACCAGTATGCGGATTGTGGGTAGGCACTTCAGATTCTGAATAATCATCTGGAACCATTAAGAACTCTACTTTACCATTAATCTTTAATGCTAATTTTCTTAGAAGACTGTCTACTTGTTTTCTAAAATCCTTAAATCCTTGTTTACCAGCATGTACACCTTGCTGATAAGTTTCTTGAGATTGAGATGCTAACAGAGAAACTAAATCATTATACATCTTAGTAACTCTTTCTTTTCTTGCATTCAAAGTTTTACATCTTGGATTTGCATTATTGTTGCATTTTGATTGTTTTGATATTCGATCAATATATTTAATTATGCTCTGCGATTGACCTAATTTCATTCCGATCTGTTGTAATTCTTGCGGACTTTCGCTTATAGCACTTTCATTTAAGTTTATTTTTTTGAGCTCAACTTCAGGTAATTTTGCTTGTGCATAACTTCTAAGTACTGGTCGTAAACAAGCATCATCTCCACCTTGTGCCCTAATTGCTCTGAAATCTTTCAGCATCCTAGGATCAGGTATAGCCCAATATGCTAACATTTGGCTTTTTAAATCACTAGCAGGAAAATGATCTGCTAAAATTTTATTTAACAGTGATACTCGATCATTGTCTGGCACAGCACCTTCCTTTACACCTTTTTTCTTTTTGCCAGCACAGTGAGCTTTTTGACTGAAGCCTTTTGGATTTGAACAGTTGATACTGTCCTTATATTTTTTACTCCATGCTTCATCAATTTTATTTTTATTCACTTTGGCAATCAATTCTATTTGCTCTTGTAAACTTAGTTTATCAAATTTGTCAAATACACTTTCCATATTATTTCTACCCAATGCTAATGCTTGTTGCATGTCTGCTGGCTCACCACCACCTTCTTTGTTTTGTATCAATGCTTTTATAACTGCTTGTTTATACTTTTCGCTAAAATCGCCTACTAAAAATTTTACTAATCTATTCAGATCCGCATTCATAATATAACTTCCTACCCCAGACTGCATCATTACATCAAACATAGGATATTTTTCTCTTGCTTTAGCATAATCGTCAGTAGTGACTTCCACACTGTCAAGTTCTCCAAGTCCTCCTTGAAGATGAGATGGCGTGCCGGCTTTTTTGTTATCTCTGTTTATACGCCATGCCACTGCAGAACTTGGCTCAAATGGCTCGCCATCTGGTCCGTTAAGTTCATGCCTAGGCATCAGCGGGCCAAAATTTCCTACACCTTCTCTACCATCGCCTAACTTGTTTGTGAATTCAACATTTTGTTGTCTAAGATTTGTTCTTGCTCTCTGATTGTCATCATTGATGTCCACATATTTGTCACCGAAAGTATGAAAATCTATTTTGTATTTGCTTTCAAATTTTCTCAGCACTTCCTCTGCTTTCTCCCAACGCCAAGTGTTTTTGAACTGGGTTGGGTTTGCTAACATCTTTGATGCTTCTAATGCAGTAAAGTAGTGTATGCTGGGCATTATCAACAGTTCACCATGATCAGTGCGGTGTATGTTGCTGGTTTGTTGAAGAGCTCTTGCAACACCTTCTGGCGCCAGGTGCGGTAAGCCTTGTGCAAAATCTTTTTCTGCAAATATATATCCACCAAAATCAAATGCATCCACTTTGAATGTTTGTGGTCCATATTTTTTCTTAAATTTTGCCTGCTTATTGTCTAACTGTTTCTTGTTGGCAATTTCACTGCTTTGGCTGTCGAATCCATGACTCTGTGCTACTTTGTCAAAGCCAGTTAAAAATTCTTTAATAGCATCTGTACGCTTTTTAATTAAGTCTGGCACTGAACCTATTTTATAAAATCCAGAGTTTTCTCTGCTTTTCATTAAGTAGTATCTGTCATAGGATCTGCGGATATAACTCTGAATGCGATCACGCAACTGATGTGCCACAGGATCATCAAATGAATAGATCGGTTTATCGATCCTTTCCACAATATTCAGCAAATCTTCTGCATGTCTTTCCAGCATACCAAAATATGTTTCACCGTCTCTGTGACTGTTGTGATCGGTACCTTTGAGATCATCGTATATATGGTGCATATATTCATCTGAAGTTCTAACAGTCGACACAAGATCTGTCACCAACTTGGCAATTTCTCTCATGCTGTCAATGTACAAGCCTGGATTCTCTTCTCTGATATCTTCCAAGTGATCCCAACGACTACGCAACTTGATCAGCATTTTACTGAGGGCATTGTCTACATAACTGTCGTCAAATGTGGACCTTCTTGGATCATGATCTTTGCTTACAGGATGTTCCCAATCTGGATACTGTTTGAGATGGTCAATGAATGCTTTTAGTTTTTTGGAGTCTGCTGGACTGCCAGGCGTAAACATTGCTTGCTCTCCGTAACTACCTTGTGTAACTGATTTGTGGAATTCTTTGTACTCTCTGCCTCTACTACCGCTGTTTGCCTGATCCAGCCATGCCGCGGCGACATTCTCACTCTTACCGCTGGCATCTGCTAACAGTTTTGCAAACTTTATTGCTTGTTGGCCGTCTTGTAATTTGCCACTGTGTACAGCATTCCACATGCCTGTGATCAGTTTTTCCACTTGGTTGGCACTTAGGTATTCTGGTTCCTGGACAACATCTTTTTTAAACAGTTTGTCTACACCATTCTTAACTCTGCCCAATATCTGTTTAGGTGTTAAGTCACTGTAGCGGTCACCGGTGTCTATGCTATTAGCATCTATTAAATTACTTAATTTGTCATAATCCAATTCAAAATCTTTGAGAGCACTTCTCAATATGCCAATGCTTTTAGCATTAGGTATTAAACGGTTATGTCCTTGACTGAAGTCGTAGCCTGCTTGTGCAACTGCACCTGCAAAATATTTTTGTGCTTTGTTTAATAAATCTTGTAATCTATCTGCATCAGGACCATCAGTTTCAACATCTTCATTTTGTTTATTTTTTAGTTGTCTATATTCTGCAAGTAGATTATACGCCGCGGCAAGATATCTCAGATGCTCAACATAATTGTCTTTGCTGAAGTAATCTTTAAGTACATCAACCGCTGGTGCTTCAACATCAGGATTGATTCTGTCTTTAACTCGTTCTTCGTCATCTGCACTGATTTTACCAATGTTGTTAATCAATCTGTACAATGCTGTTGCATAGTCACGATTGTAAAGTTTATCACTGTGAGCGGCTTGCATTGTTGCCGCATAACGAATCACTGCTTTTACAACTTTAGGGTAATCTCTGTGGTAGTCTGAACCACCACCGATTCTAAATTCAATAAGTTGATTACCTGTATTACTGTCTCGTTGGTCTTTGAAATTTATACTGCTGAACTTGTCTCTGTTGATACCTGAACTTAGAATATCTTCAATTTGTTGAATAGTTTTAGCATCTGGATTTGCTTTTAATTTATGACCTAACTTTTCTAAATTTTTATATTGGCTTTTGGCATAACTGTTGTTTTCCCTGCCAAATGTGCTGAGTAAATATTTGTCACCCAACAACACAGCAAGTTTAACTGGATTTATTTTTTCTCTGTCATCGCTGTCCAAACTCATGGTCACATGCAAGCCAGTTGAACTGTTAGTGTCTACATCCTGATTTTCTAACCAAGCAAATAGGCTTTTCATTTCTTCCAGCATTTTTCTAGGTGTAGGGTAAACTGGCGAAATGATTTCAGAGCCCGTGCCGCTTGTTTGAATACTGCTGTCATCTTCCACACGCCAGTAATCTTGAGTGGTGTCACCTGCTCTGTTGTGATATTCTCCTGCTTTAACATCTTTATATTGACTGTTTTCGTCTATCCAGTCTGTCAGATATTCTGCAACTTCTTCTTGGCCACCACCTTCGCCTCCACGGTCTGGATCGTACAAATAGATATCATGCTCACTTAAACAACTGGCCCAACTACCGTATTCTTCATTTGCCCAGTAGTCCATGTCATACTCTGATCGAGCTGTATCAATAGCATCGTCAAATGCTTCGCCATTGTCGCGGATATCTTCTCTTAACCAATCTTTGTATTCGTCTAATAATTCTTCTTCCACATACTGACGACCCCAATTCAAGAAGTCCCAATCAGCATATTCGTCATGCTCTTCTTCGGGTAAGTCATCTAGTATGCGTTCTTTGTATTCTTCTATGTCATCTTCGCTAAGTTCATCTTCTATGTACTTGTTGAGATAGTATTCATCTTCTTCGCGGTCGCTAACCATATCATCAATGATGTCACCTTCAAATTCCGGTGCGACATTTTCCACGATCCATTCATTGTAACTATCTTCAACTCTTGCGGCGGCATTGCTACCTTCCTGATCTCTGATAAAATCTTCAATATCATACCAATTATATTCATATAGCCAATCACCGTCATCGTCACCACCACTGCCATACACACTGTCCCATGAAGTTTCTGCTTCGAAACCACATTTAATAGGAAGGTTTAATGCATCTTGTGCAATTTCTTTTTTGTTGAAATTGATTTCAAAAATCAGTTCTTCGCCTTGCTCGCGTAATTTGTGTTTGCGAGTAAGTTTTTTAATTTTTCTACCAAGTTTGTAAAGTTTCCTATCTTTGCTTAACTTTTTACCTAGTTTACCTTCTTCTACAAAATCGGGATTATCAACAAATAGTTCTTCATCAGGCTCAACAAGTCTAAATTGATTCTTAGGATCTTTTATTACTACAGCATCTACATTAGGCTTGTCGCCGACCTGGCTGACCACTGTGCCTACTTCATTACCGTCTTTGTCTTTGAGAACAGTATCTAATTCTTGTTCACCTGCATCAATTTTATTAAAAGGTTCTTCTTTTGCTTGTTGTTGCCTTTGTATTTTTGCAGTTGTAGGGCTAACATTTTTAGCCATAGTTGGACTTTGAGATTTTTCTTTGCTTGGAGATTTTTGCGTTGCTTTAGCAACACTGCCTGAAGTTTGTTGGCCTACTGGTGTGCTTATACCAGGATTCATTCCGTACTCTTTAAGTAGAGATTCTAATGTTTTAAAATCTTTTGCTTTCATTACCTTCTTCTCGCAGGCCTTCTATTAGTTGGTCGGTTTAACGATCTCAACCTTCTAGATGTTGGGTTAAATCTTTTTGTTCGAGCTGATTTTCTTTTGATTCTTGCACCCATTCTTGCTTTTGTTCTTTTTAAAGTAAGTCTTTTCTTTAGATCAATTGGAGCCGAACACTGTTTAGCATTAGATACAACACGGCCTGCTCTACGCCCTGTGGTGCATCTCACAGCTCTTTTGACTTTGTTGCCCATTTTACGCCACACCATTCTGGCTTCAAACAATGGTTCTTGATCTAATTCGGCTATATTCATAATACTTTAAACACCAACGAAATCAATAATGTAACTAGTGTAGTAAATGTTACACCTACAATAGCAACAATCCAATTTTCTAATTTGTTTAATCGAGCTTTAACATCATCTTTAAAGTCTCGTAACTCTGTAGTGATACTTTCTATACGGAGCATATCTGCAATAATGTGTGCTTCTAAATTTCCGTTTTCAGTATAAAGTTCTTTTTTCTGTTCAGGTTCTGTTTTTTTAGGCATTGTTTACTCTTTATAATAAGTCTTGTTTAGTGAATTCCATATTCACTGTGTTTTTAGTATCTATGGTTCCACCATTCAACACTATACCATCTAATTCATCTTTGAGTAAGTCTACAGTATGTACGCCTTCTCTTTCAAAAGCAAATTTAAATATCCAACCTGCTCCTGTTAAACTCGGTGCACCATAATTTTCTAATATATTAGCACCAACGCCATTTAATGCTACAGGATTATTCATTACAACTGGTTGAGCTCTTAATCCTATAACTTGTACAACACTCTCAAAATCCTTTTGTGTGTTATCTGAGTAGTTACCTGTTCGTGTTATGTCTAGTGTGGTGAACAATGAATAAAATTCAATGTTACTTGATAGCACTTCACTGCTACTCATTGCTCCGCTTCTTGTTAAACTCATGTGTGTCTCCGTATATTACACTATTTATCAAGTTTATAGATTGCAGAGCCAAAAAAAATCCTCGCATAAAGCGAGGATTTTATCTGTGCGCCTACGCACAATCCTAAGGTAGTTAGGAATTTTTATGCATCGAATGTTGCAATTACTGTAGTACCTGAGATTGAAGGTGTTGCTCCTGCACCTTGTACTGCAATGTGCGAACCTGAAGTTAAGCCTTCAACTGCTACAACCACAAAACCTTCGTTTTGTGCTTCTAAACATGCTTCTTCAACTGTTACTGCTGTTACATCATCAACTTCTAGGATGTGAGTTGTTCCTACGAAGCCGTTTGCCGCTCTTACTGCCGCATTTGGATTTGCTTGTGCCATTTTATTTCTCCTAAAATATTCGGGCTTTGTGCCCTATACACTTATTTATCTTTTTTAGTCAAAAAAAATCCTCACCTAGATGAGGATTTTTTAAATTAAGTTAAAGTTAGAAACTTACATCACCAATAACATGACCATCGATGTCACCGTTTGCTAAGTTGTCTGCACCTTCAACAATCATGTTAACTGTGTCTTGACTACCTGCTGTGAAATCACCAATTTTAAGTACTGATAAGTTTAAGTTTTGAACTGTGCTAACCAATGAGTTAAATTGTGATTGACTAATGTTACCTGATTGCTGTTGAAAGCTCTTTAAGAATACATCTTTACCAATAAACTCACCACTAGCGGCCGCTCTTCTATCTGCTTGTGCCATTTTATTTCTCCTAAAATATTCGGGCTCTGTGCCCTATACACTTATTTATCTTTTTTATTGGTTTTTATTTGAATTGGCCTAGAGTTGGCAATGTCTTTCCTTGTAGTCCTTTCTTGAAGCCTTTTTTTGCAGTATCAACCATGTCGCCTACTTCTTCTGCACCCGGAACATTTTTTACAGCCCAATCTTTTGCCTTGTTAATTGCTCTTGAAAGTGGACCATCACCATAATATCGATCGTGTCTAAATATTCTTCCGTCTGAACCGGTTTTAAATTGACCATCAACATCTTTACCACGACTCTGTTTTGCCTGTTGCTTGAGATCTAACATCCATTGCGGATTACCAGGTGGCATTTTATATTTACTTTTCTTTTTATCAGCGCCTTTTTCTCTTTCTTCTCGATCATGCACACGAAGAACTTTGTCAGCAGAGTCTATACTGTGGCCTTGTCTCATTAATGATTCTATATCATTAGCATAGTCACCAAAACCTTTCAGTTTTAATAACTGTAAAGTTTCCAGGTCTTCTGGAGTCACTGCTTCTAATATATGTTGTATTTTCATTGTTGTTTTTTCCTGCCACTAGCCCAATAACCTGCTATTGCACCGAGGCCTGTACCTGCTTTTTTATATTTATCTACATTTGCACCTGTCTTTTGTGCAACCTTTTTGCCTATATATCTGCCTGCTACTGCTCCGGCCGCCGTTCCTATTGCTCTTTTTGTAAAACTTGTTCTAGGATTTTTATATTCTGGTGCGGCTTTGAATCTTCTATACTTTAACATTTGGCCTAAAGGAGCCATTACTTCACTGCCTTTGGCAATCCTGCGAATTTCTTGTGTCATTCTGGCAATAATTTGCTGTTTGCTGGTATATTTTAAATTATTCCAATCAGTTATATATCTTCTGAACTGTTTATACCTGCCATCTCCAATTTTTAATTGTCTTTCTAATGCCATATAGAAAGCAACTGCTTCTCCGCGCCTATCATCTGCCTTAGATAATTTTCTCATCCATTGAATATGTCTTCTAGAATCAAAATTTAATGTTTTTAAGAATCTTTTGCTTTCGCTATGTTGATTATATCGTAAATTTTTATTTTCTGGATCTTTTAAGATGTATGCAAGCATGTATAAATCAGTTGCATGGGTTCTAAACAGTGTATATGATCCGTATTGCACAGTTCTTGCAGTGTATGCTTTTGCATATTCGTGCTGATCGTCATCTTGTATCATCATATACATTAATAAAGAATTTAAATATGCTAAATCTGCAATTTGTCTACCTGTAAGATTTTTAAAATTTGCAGTAGTTCTGTATAATCGAGATTCACATAGTTCTTCGTTGACCAATAAAAGTTCCATTATTTGGTTGCTCCATGGCCCATTGCAAAGTTATTTTTACTGAATTCTAATCTATCAACCAATTTAATAGCATTACCCATTCTGTCTACTGCAACAAAACCTTCTTCTTTAGCAACTTCGTAGCCATTATCGCTGGCAACAAAAGTGGGAATTGATTGTATTGCTTTTAACTTTTCTATAAAAACTAATTTTGCTTCTATGAGTTTTAAATATAAATCGTAAACAGCAACTATGCTAGGCACATGCTCTTTGATAAATTTAACACCTTGTACCATCTTTTCAGTTTTAGCATCAATACTTTTTTGAGTTTTAACTTTTTCAATTTCTTTTTGCATGTATGCAATGTATTTTTGAACAAAACTTTGTGCAAATACTGTGGGATTTTGCTCAAACTCTCCTGCATTTTTAATGTTTGCATTAACATGTGCTTTTAATTGTTGTAAAAATATTTTATCACCGATAATATCAGCACCTTTATCTAAAAAGTTAAATGTATCTTTGTCGATGCTTTTCAAATAATTATCTGCCTGTGCAATAGCACTTAAAATATTTTTATTTTCATCAGCAGTAAGTGTCACAGTACCGCTCACATCTTTAATTCTAGCATCTGTGTACCAAACATTAGGTGCTTCGCCTAACACACTGCTGTCAAAACCAAATTTGGCTTGGGTATCTGCTAGTGTAGGCCCACCTGTATATTCTGTGTGGAATACTATACCAAATGTTTTGCTCGACATTTCGTTT